CGCCTGCTTGCACCCCCATCGCGGAGAGCGTGCCCTGCATCTGCGCTTGCAGGTCCGCGTCAATGCCGAGCTGCCGCTGCCGCTCAAGGTTGTTACGCTTCAGCGCCTCAAACTGCCGATCGCTGAACTCGCCGTGCAGACGGATCGTTGCGATGGCGCGGCGCTCTGCTTGCTCGGCTTCGGATGCTGCAGCCGCAGCATCAAGCATCCCCGAGCCAAACCGCTGCAACGCAAACGTGGCCGCAGCAATCGAAGCCGCAACAGCGGCAAAGCCGGTTGCGATCCCTCCGAGCGAGATCGATCCAAGCGCCCGCTGCATCATCGACGGTCCCGACGGTCCCTCCAGCCCAGCAACACGACTCATCGCGGCTTGCTCGACCGCGGCCCGTTTTGCTGCCTCGATCTCTGTTGCGCGCGTGCGGTCGCGTTCCGCTTGAAGGTGCGCCATCCCAACGCGGCGCATCGCCTCTTCGACTGCATCAGGATCGAAGCCTCCGAGAGCCGCCCCAACATCGCCCACGTTGCCCGCAGCAATCATGCGCTGGATTGCATCCTGAGCACCACGAACGGATGCGGACCACTTCTCGTTGAGGCCCGGCAATCGGCCAAGTTTCTTCGTCAAGTCCTCAATCGCGGACGCTGTTTTCTTTGCTGCCGGAGAGACTTGATCGCTGAGCGCACCACCCGCATCACCGGCCGATTTCTCGACGCCATCCAGTGCAGACGCAAGATTGCTTGCTGCCTTTGATGCGCGCGTAGCCGGGGCTGATAGCTCATCCTTCGCGGTAACGCGGATGCCGTACTCGACTTCGCGACTCATCGCGCACCCCCTCCGAGCATGGCGCCCATGATCTGCGTCTGCGCCTCGATCTGCTCGCCCCGCTCACACTGGCGAGCCGTCTCCTCGCACGCAAGGAGCGCCTCAGAGACGCTTGCTGGCTCGTCCCCTAGGTCCGATGCCCCGAGCGGCGTAAGGCCCGTGTAGCGCCACCTGCGCCACGCCTGGACCCACGGCCACACCTCGGCGGGGATCGTTGCCCACGGGCACCGCCCCTGCGCTTGCAGCTCCCTCGGCGCGCGCGGCAGCGACACGATCACTCCGGGATCAACGTCACCGTCACACCCTCGGGCGCGACGTAGCTCGTGCTCGGTGGGTCCGTCATCGTCGTGTCGGTACTCGGCGCCGCGGCATCGGGAGCAGGCCCATTGGAGACTTGCGTCTCCGCTGAAGAGATACCGGACCGCGGCGCCGATGCTTCCCCCAGCGCGCGCTCTAGGTGCGATCGCTCCGTGACTGCGCGATAGAGATCCTGCATCACCTCGCGTTCGCTGTCCCACGCATGGCCCTCGATGAACGCAACAAGCTCCGCTCCGTTGCGCGGCGTGATGACCTCGCCCGTTTCGACGTTGCGCCCCGAGTAGCCATGAACCTCGATCACCGCGACCGAGATTGCCTTGCGCATTGCGGCTTCAGTTGCCGCGACCCACTCCGCGGCTTCAGCCGCGCGATCGATCGTCGCTCCGTTCGCGCCGTCGAAGCGCACCTTGAGGTGACGCGCTGCTTCGGCCGAGTGAATCGACGCGCTCTCGTTCGCCGTCAGCGGGCGCAACAGCACCCAGAATGGATCCGTGTCCGAGCGGTTAGTATCAATGTCCGGGACATACCGCACGCCGCGCTCGCGCCACGACGAAGGGACGGCCGCAACCTGTCTTGCCATGGCGTGAGCCTCGCACGTTTCGCGGTCTAGGTGAACTGCACAAGCAGCGCGTCGGCCGCACCCTCGGCACTATCGAGCGCGCGGAACGCCATCGGAATATCAGCGAGCCCTTCGAGCGGCACGTTGGCGCCGCTCGGGGGGAAGCGCACCTGCGGCAGCGAGAGCACGCAACGGCGCCCCGCAGTCGAGCCCATCGTGATCACGATGGCCCGGTTGCCCTTGTCCTTGCGGCGCCCCAACTCCACGATGAGATCGGCGCGCGCGCGCACCGTCACCGTTCCGGTGATCTCGCGATACTGCGGGACAGCGTCGGTCATCCGCTCGCTGAACGCCTCATCCTCGATCGCAAGGAAGTTGTTGTTGACGCTCACCTCATACGCGGTGATGGGATAGCTGACGCCGTCGATGGTGCAGCTCCCCACCGTGCCCGCAATCGGAGAGCCCGCGGTTGTCGGCGCGAGGTAGAAGGGCACCACCGCCGTCGCATCGCCCGCGGTGATGCTCGCGCCCGTCGAGGTGATCGTGTCCGTCGCGACTCCGGTCACCGCATAGCCTGCGCCGGTGTTCGTGTCGGAACCGACCTGCACCAGCGAGTCAACCTCAAAGTTGGGCCCCTGGCCCGCTTCGAGCGTGAACGAAGCCGAGCCGCTGACGCTGCCTTCGGTCGCAGCGGTGCCGGTGAAGATATGCCTCCGGCCCTTGCCGGTGAAGGTCATCCGCGGGGGCTCGCTTCCCGAGCCGCTGAAGCCAACCTCGTTGATATGAACCCCGGTCACGTCCTCGCGAGCAATCGCAACGGGCGCGGTCGTGTTGCCGTTCGTCATCACCCGCGAGACGGTCAAGGTCTTAAGCGCCTGCAGGTCGCGCAACGCATACTCGATCCGCGTTGCGCTCCAAGCTGCAACGTCACCGCTCGCGATCGTCAGCGTCCCGGTGTCGCTCGCCACCGTGACCACCGCGCTGTTGGCGCTGGCAGTGATCGAGCCCGCAGTCCCAAGCGCACTGCTGTTGAGCGCCGTCGCGATGTTGGTTGCGGTAACGCTATTGCTCGTCTGCGCGTTGAATCCCACGCCCTCGGTGAGCGTGAGCGTGGTCGTAGTCGTTCCGTCATCATGCGTGAGCGTGAGCGTGTCGCCCGTGCCGCTCCCGAAGGCATTGACCGTGAGCACCGCGCGCGCGCGACCGAGAGCGCAACGGAGGATCTGATCGCAATCCGGGTTGACGCCCACGGTGCCGTTGGGGATGACGTAGCTCTCGCCGCTCAGCTCGACCGTGGTCGGGCCGTCGATGTGCTCAAACTCGGTGCGACCGCTCTGGATGTCGCGCCTCGGGAGCGGCTCTTCGGCGAGAGTGATCGTGGATGAGATCACCTTGACCGCATCGACGGCGCGGCCCCGAAGCAGGGTGCCCGGGGTCGCCTCTTGCCGCGTGTAAAAGAACTGATGCTTACCTTGAACGTGGTTACGCTGGAGACCCATGAGTCACACTCCTCAATCGTCGGGGAAGAAAATACACTGGATGACGAGCGCGAGCGTGGCTCGCGATCCGTTCATGCCTTGCTTGTCCGGGTTGCCTTCGTCGGTGATCGGAGCGCTGGTGACGCGCGTATCGATCGCGCATCCGCCCCGGGTGCGGTCGGCGTAGAGCGCGCGGCGAACGTCGGCCTCTAGCCTTGCGATCTGTTGCGTGCGCGTGTCGAGCGTTGCGCTCACAACGCCGATAAGCTGCACTTCGAGCGTGTGGAGCTCGTCGCCGAAGGGATATGCGACGGGGGGCGGGCTACCCTCGGTGGGCCAGTATCCAACCCACGGGATCTCGGAGACGCCCAACTCGTCGTAGGTCTTGAGGTACGCTCCGACCGCGGCGAGTGAATGCCAGTAGCCCCCGGCGCCGTTGATGCGCCGCAGGCTCTCTCCGATGTGATCGAGGATCTGATCGCGATTAGGCACCGCGACCCCCGTTGCGATCGATCGTTGCTTGCAGCGTCTGCGTCACGAAGGCTTCGGCGGGCGCCTGCATCCGAGCAAACGCGGCTGCAACGTAGCCTGTCCCGCGCAAGCGCACACGCTCGCGCAGCACATAACGGATCTTGAACGATGCCGCCTTGCGACCGCGCCGCTTGCGCGCGCGCTGCATCATCTCGACAAGGAGCAGGTTGCCGCGCTTCGAGCGGATCAACGTGAGCGCGTCTCGGGGCCAGTCGCGCGGCCACTTGCCCCGCATTGACCGCGGCAGATCCACCGGCACCGCGAGGTAACGACCGCGTACCGGGTTGATCTCGCCTCCCTGGTCTTGGATCTCCGCATAGATCAGCTTGCTTCCCGCGACCGCGGTGCTCAGCGTCCCCGAGCCGGGCTCGACAAGCCATCGCGTTTGCACGCTTCGCGCGAGCGCGCCGGTCGGATCTTTCGCGAGCCGATGCCGGATCTCATCGACCAGCGCCGTCCGAGCGTAGAGCGATGCCACCTTGAGCGGCAGACGCAACACTGCGCGC